CCAATTGTTTGGGCAAAAGAAGCCCGATGCGGGGTGTAAAATGAGGGTTTTTGGGTGAAAAAAGTGAGACTGCAAGATGCGGGCCAAAATGTAAAAGGTTACAGTTACGGGAACAGCAGCAAAACGTCAGGAAGTTTTATATAATACGTATTCCAGAGTTTTTATACTTTAACGCTGCGTTATTAGGCATTTTGACCAGTAATCTTCAATCTTTTTTTTTTAAAGAAAAATGCTGTTACTGTAACTTATTAAAAATTTTTCTTTGAAATTAATAACTTGGAAGTTTCAGCAAAACTACAGCAAAACTTTCTCAAAAATGCTGTTACTGTACCGAAACAGCAAGCACCAAGTTTTGCTGTAACCAGTAACGGCAGTTTTTTTTTAAATTATTTTTTCAAATCGAATATATTAGATTTGAGTTGATAACAGTTCTCAACTTACTAAACAAGAGAGGTAAAAATGAAAACACTCGGGGCAATTTTCCCCACAATCACTATATGTAGTATGCTAGGCACCCCGTGCCACGCTGCGAAATACTTTCACAACGAAAAAGAGATAACCCGCGTCATGGCCGTCATAACCCTGACAAAGGACCCCGCAGCGTTGATAACGCGAGTGGAAGAACTCACGCTTGACCCCACAACTGGCAACCTTAAGGCCAAAAAGCAGCCCAGAAAGGCTAAAACCCATGAAAGCAAGATACCCAATTAAGCTCACGCAAAAAGAATGGAGCGCGGTGCTGGCATGCCTAGACTCTGTAAGAGACCTTACGGAGCACGCAACCGAGTCCTCATATAAAGAAGTGGTAAAGGTCCTTTTAAAGGCGCAAAAGCGCATTACAAAACAACTGGAGAGAAAATGAAACATCTATTAGTAACATTTTTACTGGCATCAAGCTGCCAGCAGCACGGGGCTAAGTCCCTCACTGCGTGGGCTAACAGTACTGTATATAGTCACTTCACTGAAAACACGTCTCAGGGGTCCTATGACCTATGTTATGAGGCGAGTAAGAAAAGAGATGGGCAGGCAACTGGTTTAGATTCTAACAAGTATCCTGCAAACGTGGTGAACGCTTGCGCGATAATCTTAATTGGCGAGGAGTATTAAAGTGAACGAGGATAAAGCTAAAATAGAGTTCTTAGAATGGTTATGTGACGACATGGAAAGGCTGCTAAAAATGCAGAAGGAATATATAGAAGTACAAAAAGACCTCGGATGGGGAGCTGCAGTAGGAACTATAGTCATGTTAATAGGAGCATTTTTTATATGAAAACCGTATTCACTAACGACCAACTGGCACATGTGTGGGCAAACCAGTCACAAGCACATGGCAGAAACGCTAACGGCTCGCTTTACTTCAGCGGTGACACGATATACTCGTACGGCCCTCATTACCCTCTAGCGCGCATTTATAAGGGGTTTGCACTAGTGAACTCCACTGGTTACTCAGTCACCACGGCAAAGCACACCCGCAGCGTGGTGAACGCTCTTAAGATAATCACATTCTTTGTCCCCAATGTATTAGAGCCCGCGCATCCCGACAATCTGGCAAGCTTTGAGAACGATGTGGCCGAGGAGTTTCAGAAAATATTGGAGTGCAGAGAGCTGGACACAGGGTCTCTAGATACAGGAGAACTTAGAAGACAGCGGTATTATAAAGAAGCATTGGGACGAAAAGAGCCCTCACCACTGGTGAAAGAGAGCAGAGAGTTTTTGCACTGGTTTACAAAGAAAGCTATTGATAGAGACTACGCCCGCATCAAGAAGCGTGAAGAAAAGCGCAAGCAAGAAGCAGCTGCTATAGCTGAGAAGTATAAAGCAGAGCTACCATTGTGGGTAGAGCATAAGAACACGCTACCGATTCGGGGCAATACGATTGAGATAGACTGGTGCAGGGTACACAAAAACGGCGCAGAGGTTGAGACGACTCGGGGCGCTCGTGTACCCCTTCATCAAGCCATGCTTCTTTTATCTACAATTACGCAGCTTTGGCATTCAGAAGAAAAGCTCAAGAGTATTATAGGACTGCGCATTGGACATTTTACAGTTGACAATATTTCTGGTGACATTATCACTATTGGTTGTCACAAGATTAGCATAAAGCAAGCTGCTGAGGCTATCAGTCTACACGAAAGGAATAACAATGAAGCAAAGAGTATTTAGAGAAGCTGCTGAATTAGTGACAGTGGTCCGTATTGTTTGTTGTGCCGCTTTAGACTACAAAGCTGAAGAGCGTGAGTTCTTTCGGGAGTTATTTGCACCTACGCATAAAGAGTGGTCAAGATACAATGATAGAAAAAATGATTTAAGAGAGAACTGGTTTGGTGATGTACATATAGAAGAAAACCAGTTAGCTAGATCTCTTGCGCTTTTGTTTTGTGAGCAAATTTTAGAGAGTGAAGCATGAGAACGATAACTAATTTGATTGAATCAGAAATTCGAAGACCAAGAGGAGATGGATTAACTACAGAACTTTATCAGCTTGCTAAAAAACTCAAGTATAAGTTCGTCATTTCAGAGAGACAAATTCCTCACGTTAACAATGGTGAGAAAGACTCAGATATTATCACTTACAATAAAGACTTTAGATGGATGCAAGGTGGATTCATCTGGGATCACTACGCTATTCATTTGGTTGCTTTAGAGGCTCAGCATACTATAGCAGAACAGGCTAAAGAGATCGAGCGTCTTGAGGGTGAGAATCTTGAGCTTTTAAAAGAGAAGAATAAATTTATTGAAGCGTGGTCCTCTAGCGAAGACAAAAGAATTGCTGTTAAAGATCAACTCACGCGAGCCAAAGAGGTCATCCGTTTCTATGGCGATAAAGACAAGTTTAGCCCTCAGGGCTTGTTAGAAGCTAAAGACAAATCTAGCGAGTATGTGCCTTTGGGAACAAAAGCCCGCGAGTTTTTAAAGGAGGTTGGGGAATGAAAACAGAAATTAAATTCGGCGTTTGGTTATCACCCAGTGGCAAACTTAAAGTTTTTGAAAAAAGCGAAGACGGTTTCTGGTTGTTAGACGAAGGCATGGAACAAAACCACCCTCTTTTTAGAGGAAAGATACGGGTTGTTAAAGAGATGTCACAAGGGTGGCCTGTTTTTGATTCGGTTTCTGATTTAAAAAATCATGAATACTTAGGTGAGTTATGAACCAAGCGATAAAAACCAAGATTGCTGAGCTAGAAGCTTATTTCAAAAAAGATTGTTGTCCTAAGTGTAAATCTACATTTTTTATAACTGAGAGAAGACCTGACGGATTCTCAACCTGTAAGCTGTGTAGTTTTTCTGCTAACTCCAAAGAGTTCATTGGAAACAATAGCGACAATTTAAATCTAAAAATCCTTTCCTCTCTATCGGAGGCCGTCGAGGCTTTAGAATCTGTAAATGATGACATGAATCACTATTATGAAAACAAGTGTTTACCGACCGAATCTGAGGTTTTGCAAGTCAAGCAAGCCCTCGCATCAATCGAAAAGAAATTGGGGGTGACAAAGTGAGTAAAAATAGAAAAGGCAGAGCGTTTTATGAAAATAAACCTGTTGTAGTAATGATAGATAATTATTTATCTCTTGAAGAGGTTACCGAAGGATTGAAAGAGGTTTTTGATTTTCATTTTAGGCTAACTACGATGACAAGCTCTGGGAGACCTGCTGAAGAAATAGCAGCATACGTAAGAGAAGGTTTAAATAAATTCCCCAGTGATTGTATACCAATGGCTTTTCACTTAATTACGCCTTTTGAGCAGCTTAGTAAGAGATTTAGAATAAACCCAAAAAAGAAAAAAACTGGAGCTAAGTGATGAATCAACACTGGCTTTTATCAATTGAGTTTTTACCAAGCATAGAATTACTAGAGGATGAAGATTTATGAGCCTAAGTAAAGAAACACCACTACAGACTAAAATAATGGAAGCTTTAAGAAAGCAATCTCAAGAGTCTGCTAATCCTCATTCTTTTTGCGAAGGTTACGTTTTTGCTATGGGACAGGCATCGGCATTTAACGAACAACTTAGCAAAGAAAATGTTCAAAAAATGATAGATGTAATTTTAGATCAGGTCGATGAGCATCATTTTAAAAGGAATCAACAATGAGTCAGTTAAGTAAAGAAACAATCGAGCGCATAAAGTCAGACTCTTTTCAGGCATACGGCAGAGTATGGCATTATGGACTTGATGATAATTATAGTCTTCGAGCTGGTTATATTGCAGGAGCCACCGCAGAAGCACTCAGAGCGCAGAAGCTCGTTGAGGACTTGGACCGTGCCATAGGTAACGGAAGCTCGTCCGATTGGCAAAAGGCTGTTCAAGAATTTAAAGAAAAGTATGGTGTGAAATGAATCTAAAATTTAAACCAGTAATTCACCAATATAATATCGCAGACGATATTGACGTGGAGTTTACCTACACATACGACAAACAAACCTGGCGAGACCCTGAGCATTTAGAGGTAAATCTTGTCAGTGTAACGCTATGTCATGATTTTTTAATTGAAGGTGTAGACATTTTAATGCAGCTTTCAAGTAAAGACGAAGAAAGAATAAGAGAGCGCATCGCGCAGCATGTAAGAGAGGAACTACTATGAATTTAATTATTACAATTATCATAACCAATTTTGTCACGGCCCTTGTGTGGTACAACTTTGGCAAAAGTAAGAGCAGAAGACTATCTGGTAAAGAAAAAGCGCACATTGTTAGCGTTGTATTTAACGACGCTTTTGAATACATCTACGAGAAGTACCATAAGGGTGAGAATAAAGAAGCAGTAAAGCACGACTACAATATGGGAATGCTAAGAAAACAATTAGAAGACATCGGAAAGATGCTTAAGAATTAAGGAGAAAATCATGAGTGAATGTATATTTTCGCAAGGGGATGTAGTTAAGTGGCAAGGCGTGATCGGAAAAGTGCTTGAGATAAAGGATGACGGAAGAATTGTCTGCGAATTTTTTGCGGACGGATTACGGGGTGTGTATGCATTCGATAGTCAAGGGAAGTTAGAAAAGTGGCACGCAACTCCGAGCCTTGTGTTAGTATCTAAGGCCATCAAGAAAGAACCAGAAGTCAAGTATGTTGAGAAGACAATGTACGCCCCTTTTTGTAAAGATGAACGTAGTTCGTGGGTGTCAGACTTTTTATACAAAACAAAAGAAGAGTCGTCAAAACATGAACAAGCTAGGGGATACTTAGAGATGAAGGTCTTTGTAAAAGATGAAACAACGAAATAAAAACAAGAGATACACGGGAAATTATGACATCAAGAGTTCTCCCTTTCTTGGAGAAAAAGTTGTGGCAATAGATTTCTCAGAGGTAGAGAAAAATATCACAGAAAGTATGCGCAGAAGAATGTGGAGAATGCTTCCAGTTATATTCCCAGAAAGAAAATTAAAAGCAGAGGACATAATACAAGAGCTTGAGTTAATAGATAAGATTATAAAACTTCAAAAAGAAAACGATAAGGCAAAGCCGTACACCAAGAAAGAGTTTATGGATATTCTTGAAGTGAAGAACGTACCAGTTAGCGAGTACACAGACATGGAGCTAAGACTTGTAGCTACAATTCTGGCGTTCATGCGAGACATTCAGGAAACTACCACCCCGCAGCTTTCATCTAAATTTAGAGTCGGAGATAAAGTGAAGTTTCCTCTTAATGGACAAGTTATTAAAGGAAGTGTTGTTTTAATGGAAGGCCCAGACGACAATTTCCCAATTGTTGTAAGAGAGGATTCGGGAATGGTTAGAACTTTTACAAAAGATGGAAGGTACTTGTTAGAGGGGCTTCCTTGTTTAGAGTTAGATAACGACGATGGCATACCTTTTTAAAGACAAAATAAACTTAGTATTACTATTAGTTATTTTACTAATGTTAACATAAATTAATTGACACGTGTACACGGGCGAGGGCAAATGAGAAAAAGAAAACCAAAGTTTAAAGTAATTCTAATTAAGTCAGGGCATCCGAGTAATGTTTTTGACAAATTAAAACAAATAAGAAAAGCGGGGTAGATATGAAAAAGTTAATCAGTTTTACTGATGGCAATGAAGTGGTCAACACAGGGATGCAGGGACTTGTAAAGTGCAGGAAAGAGTGTCTTGAGATTATGGATGAAGTTGCAGAGCTAGAGAAAAAGACCTTGCACTTAAAAAATACAGTGGGGCAGAAACTTGCTGATGAGCGCTCTCAAAACTGGAATATGATTCAGGATGAGCTTCTATCTAAAGGCATTATAACAAAAGATCAAATGAAGGTAGGAGCATTTCTTTCTTTTGATGAGGAAAACATGCAGGTTCTTTTAAAAGAAAGAGAAGAAATTCCTGTAGAAGAAAGAAACGCGATAAAGAATTTTATAAAGCGCATTGCTCAGGAAGCTGCTGATTCAGGTATGGAAGTAAGTCTTACAAGAGTTACCTCTGATGGCGAGAGTGAAGTCTTAGTAGACACCACGGCTAAAGATAAAGATGTAACCATTCACTAAAGATTAAAGGGGCAACACACATGGAACAAAAGCAACAAGAACAGTTAGTAAAATCCACGGCAGAACTTGTATCTGCTGCGGTCTCAGCATCTCTTAATATGGTTGAGGAAAGAGCAAATAAAATCTCTGTAAAGTTTGAAGAGTGGACTCGTCAAGCTGATGAGAAAATGGATAATATGATCAATAAAGTTCCGACTCTTGCAGTTAGAATCAACGAGCTTCCTATAAAAAATCTCAGCAAAAGGGCCTGCAAGCAGCTTCCAAGGTTGCTCGTGAATGCAAAGCTTAAGCAGAACACTCTTATGGTAGGTCCCGCAGGCTGCGGTAAAACAACAGCCGCGCACCAAGTATCTGAGGCTCTAGGTCTTCAGTTCGGAAGCGTGTGTCTTACAGCTGGAGCTTCAGAGACGTGGCTCTTTGGCCGCCAAACCCCCACTGGTTTTATTGAAGGGATGTTTTCTAAAGTATATAGAGAAGGCGGAGTCTTCTTAGCCGATGAGATGGATGCAGCGGACGCCAATTTACTACTGTCTATCAACACGGCGCTATCACATAGTGAGATGTTAAACCCGATGAGCGGTGAGGTTATCAAGAAGCATGATGATTTTGTGTTTATAGGAGCCGCTAACACCAATGGTAAAGGGTCAAATCATGTCTACACTGGAAGGTCTAGGCTTGATGCTGCCACTCTTGATAGATTCGTGGTGCTTGAGATTGACTATGATGAGGATTATGAGAAAGAAATTTGTACGGATAAAGAAGTTCTAGAGTTTCTGCGCACAGTAAGAGCAAAGCTTAGAGATGAGAAGTATGACGAGTTCGTATCAACAAGACAGTTTATTTCTTTTCAGGCGCAGCTCGCAGCGGGCATCCCGCCACTAGAGATTAAGAACTCTATGATCATGGCATGGGGAGATGGCGCTAAGGTTATTGCTAATAAAGAGTTTGAGAACTTTTTTAAAAATAAAAAAGCTAAGAAGAAAGAATACTCTGAGACCCTTCGGGAGTTTGCCTCCCCATCAGACATTGAACAAGTCGCAAAGCTCATCCAAAAAGACTTTCTCCCGAAGGTTGATTGGGAGTTCTAGTGGGGTACATTACGGAAAAAAGAGTAGTGCCATTCAACAAGTCGATGAACAGTGGACAAGAGAGTATTCCTGCAACTTTTAATTTTATAAATAATGAAACTTATTATAAAGGAAAAAAATACAGACAGCACGCTATTTGTGAAGCGGGATATGTAGATATTCTAGAGTACTTTAGAAACTATAAGCAGGGAAGTTTTGGAACTAGTAAAAATGCGAAAGAGATAGACGATCAGTTATTTGATAAAAGCAATAACAACTGGAAGGGTGGCTCTTACGAAGACCTGTATGTACCAGCAAAGGACATAGATCTTAGTCATATAAGTAGTAAGCTTGAAGCTAGTGAAGTGTTTAGTAAGCTTGTGTATTCTCTGGCTACTGTAAGTAAGAGAACCCGCATCAGATGTGCGTATGACGGGGAGCTAGACTATGATAAGAGATTTGACGTTGAGCCTTTTAACAGAAGGTCTACACGAAAAGGTCCTCAAAGAATCCTTAAACTAAGGGCGCAGGGAAACTTTACATGTTATGTAAGCTCTCAGGTTATCAACGAGTACGGGCAGTTCATTGCGGTTCTTATAAATCTGTTAGAGAAAAACCAAGTGATGGTGCAGTTTGATCTAATGTATCAGACAAGTAATGTAGCGGACGCAGATGACTTAAGCTCTATTTACTTAAAGGTAAAGAAAGCCGACGAGTATCTATCAATGGCAAGCGTTTCTAAAGTTGTGTCTTCCAATTTCTTTAGAAGAATTGGGTTTGCTTTATACTGCTGTAACGCAGAGATTCAGAAAAGAGACGTAGGTTACGGATTAGGTCAATCTGTGCAGCATAATAAAACTTGGGAAATAGAAGGGGATACGCTTAACATTTACTCAGTTCCCACATGGCTTGAGCAAATGGATATTGTCAGTAAGCTTCACGAAGTATTCGGAAAGGGAGAAGAACGTGGCGGATAAAAAGATTAGGATAGACACTATACAAAAAACAGGGGGCCAGGTCTTTCGTACTAGAAAGCTTGAGATGGTAAACCATATTCGAAGAGTGGCGAATCACTCTGTGGTACAGGAAAAAGAATTACGCGTATGGCTTTATAAGTATTTTAAAGAGTGCGTTGTGGAGTTTGTGGTACCTGAGGAGTACGGGGATTCATTTGAAGTTATGCAAGAAAGGTTTGATAGCTCTTTTAGACAGGGAGCACAAATTCTTGCAGAGAATGTTATTAAGAAGTTTTGTGTTATAGAAAAGTTAGAAACTAGAGATAACCCAATCGATGCTAATGTACGCCATCTTTTTAGAATTAGTTTTAACGGTGTAGACCTTGGAGATAAAAATGGGTAAGAGAATTGTTTACGTTGTAGCCTCGTCTATTAAATCTTATAATAGATATGTTAACGACGTGGTAAGATTAAATGAAGTAGAAGAAACTTTAGGCACTACTCCAGTGTATGCAAACGCGACGTTTGTTTTACTTAGCAGAGCAAGTCAAATAGGCGAAATGATGTTCCATGAAGTAAAGTGGCTAGACTGCTGCGTGGATAACCCAGAGTTTAATTTGATTAGGGACACACTTGAAAAGTACAAAGAGTTAGTGATACGTGACGCGGATAATAAATAAAAAGAAACCAGAGGGGGCAACTCCTCTGGCTTCATAAGCTTGAAAGCTTTTATCATGGCGTGAATGAACCTTGAATCTATTTGACACAAGTTCTTCAGTCAACCACAATTTATCTTTATCTAATTCAATGCGTGTGAGGGGCAGGGCATGATTCAAATTCTAGGATTAAGGGAATACATTTCTAAAAAAACTGGTAAGGAAGCCAAAGCTGAGAGGTTCTTTGAGAAGAACTGGAGGCTTGAAAAAGTAGAGGACATTTTTAACGAAGAAAAGATTGCAGAAATCTTAACGAATGTACCCCAAGAAGAACAATACAATTTATATTTTACCGCAGCTGATTGCCACGAGATTCCTGGCAGAGTTTTAAAAGAACAGTGGTGTATCCCATTTGATGTAGACGACATTGGAATGATCGGCGACACGGATGAGGAAGCCCGCAGCAAGTCTCTCGCCGTCGCAAAGGCGGGGGCCGAGATTCTTGGTGTAGATGTGAATGATTTAGGTGTGATATTTAGCGGTCATGGGGTGCAGTTTTTTATCATCTCCACAAGACCCATACTGGTAGAGAGTTATTTCGACTCGGCTAGAAACCATTATGCTTATCTTGTGGAAAAGATACAAGAAAAGCTTACAGAGCTAGGACTAAAGGGTAAAGTGGATGGCAGCGTGTGGAGTGCAGCAAGACTCATGCGCTTTCCCAACACTGAGAACCGCAAGAAAAATAAACCTGTTAGAATGTCTAGGATTATTAACGCACCCCGCAACAAGCTTGATGTGGACGTGGTCTCTCTGTGCGGCGACGCCCCTATTATGGTTACTCAGGAGCACATAGCCGACGATGAGCTAAAGATTTACCCAAAGCCTGACACTCCAGCGGTGGTTGAGGGATGTGAGTTTATAAAGCATTGCCGCGAGAATCAGGCCTCTATCTCAGAGCCAGAGTGGTACGCCATGCAGTCAGTGGTAGCAAGGCTTGATGATGGTCCCGCACTTGTGCATCAGTATAGCAGCCAGCACCCAGATTACTCAGAGTATGAGACGGATTTAAAAATTGAGCAGGCAATTAAGGCCGCAGGACCTAGGACATGTAACAACATAAACACCCTCTGGGGTAAGTGTTCAACGTGTAAGTATAACGGAAAGATCTCTAGTCCCATCATGATTAAAGGCCCAGATTATGTGGGCACCAAAGACATGGGCTTTAGAATTAGAAGCATCACGGCAAGTGGTCAGGTTAAAGTAGGACCTCCAGAGTATCAGGATTTAGAGAGACAGTTTGGTGTAGAGCATACGTTTTTATTTACAGAAGACAGTGGAGAATTATTTTTATTCAATGGAAAGTTTTGGGAACCAAGTTCTGAGCTATACATTCAGACGTGGTTTGCTAAAGCAATGCTTAATAATTATAGAATGGCAGAGTTCAAAGAATTTTATGGCAGACTTAGAGCTGTTAATACTAGGACAAGCAACTGGTTTCAGGTGAGCGTTCGCCAAAAGATTTGTTTTGATAACTGTGTCCTCGACATAACCACTGGCGAGTCACATCCACACAGTCCAACGTATGGGTTCTTGTCTTCTATTGATAGGACGTATGATAAAGATGCCCTATGTCCTACGTGGGATAAATTTATCGAAGAGATTTGTGAGAGAGACCCTGTTAAAATGTCGATCATTGAAGAGTTTGCAGGTTACGCTCTAAGCGGAGATAGTTGCTGGCTTGAGAAATGTTTAGTGCTTATAGGTCATGGCGCCAATGGTAAATCTGTTTTGCTCGACACACTTGCGGGAGTTGTGGGTAAAGGAAATTACTCCTCTGTGAATATGACAGCTCTTAGTAATGAGTATTATAGGATGCCGCTGAGAAGCTCTTTATTTAATTACTCCGAAGAGTCTGGCTTTAAGGCTTTAAATGATTCAGATTTATTTAAGGCCATGGTTACGGGAGGAGAAATTTCAGCAAGACCTCCCTATGGAAAGCCAAGTTTCTTTTATAATAAGGCTAAGCTAATGATGGCAGCCAATGAATTTCCGTATACACACGATAAGACTTACGGAACGTATAGACGCTTTTTAATTGTACACTTAAACGTAGATTTTACTAAGCGCGCAGACCGCGACCCGCATCTTAGAGAAAAGTTAATTGCAGAGGGAGCTGGTATTTTAACAAAGCTTATTGAAAAGTATAAGCAACTAAGGGATAGAGGCCACATCAACTACAGAGAAGAAGCTGAGCAAATTGTAGCCCAGATGCGGGATGAGGATGACATCGTAATTAGATTCGTTAAAGAGAACTACACTGTCACTGGGAACCAAGATGACATGGTTAACAATACAGATTTATATGTAAAGTTTGAAACCTATTGCAAAGAAGAAGGAACAAAGCCAACCACAATGCCAGTGGTGGGGAAAAGAATCAGGGCATTTTTTAAGGGAACAGACTCTGCTGTAGTTAAAAAAGGCGGAGCTTCTAAAAGGTATACAACTGGAATCAAGGAAGGTGTTGAGTGAAGCCACTGTGGGAGCACCAGATAAAAGGACTTCAGCTTGCAGAGATTGAGCCCGATGTAGCTTTATTCTTTGAGCAGGGAACTGGTAAGACTAGAACGTGTATTGAAATAATACGCAGAAGGTTTGCTAATAAAGAGCGCATCATGCGCACTGTTATCTTTTGTCCAAAGATTGTAACCCGCAACTGGAAGGATGAAATACTTATGTTCTCTAAGATTAGATCAGAGGACATAATTATTTTAAAAGGTGACGGCAAGCAAAGACTTAAGGATTTTAAAACAAAGGTCGAGGGCAGAAATAAAATTATCATCACCAATTATGAAACAGTTCAGATGAAAGAGCTTTATGATCTTATGCTTAAGTGGCAGCCAGAGATACTGGTAGCGGACGAGAGCCAAAGACTAAAGTCACCCACTGCGGTAAGAGCTAAAGCAGTGGCTCAGCTTGCACTCTTCACAGAACATAATTACATTCTATCGGGTACACCAATTCTTAACTCACCTGCAGATGTTTTCCAGCAGTTTAAAGTTCTAGATCGCGGTAAAACATTTGGCGCTAATTACTATGCGTTTAAGGCAAAGTACTTTGAGGATAAGAATGCCAAGTGGAAGGGTAAGCAGCATTACTTTCCCAAGTGGGAGCCCACTGAAACAGCGGCTAAAGAAATTCAGGAGCTTATAAAACAAAAGTCGCTGAGAGTTTTAAAGACAGAATGTCTAGACCTTCCTCCGTTAGTTCGTCAGCGCATCGATGTAGAGATGAGCACTGAGCAAAAGAGAATGCACGATGAGATGATGAAGGATTTTGTCACGTGGTTTAAATCCCAGGACGGAGAACCAAGAGCCGTGGTCGCAAACTTAGCTCTCACCAAGATGCTAAGAATGCAGCAGATGCTATCTGGTTTTGCTAAAGCAGACGACGGAACTATTCACAGGATTAAAGAGTGCCCAAGGCTAGACGCTCTTGAAGAGCTGCTTGAGGACTTAACGCCAAACCACAAAGTTATAGTGTGGAGCATATACCACGAGAACTATGACATGATAAAGGAAGTGTGTAACAAGCTAAAGGTAGAGTACAGAGAGGTACACGGAAAAGCTAAAGACACTATCAAACAGATGAAAGATTTTAGAGAGGACCCCAAGGTTCGCGTGATGATCGCTAACCAAAAAGCTGGAGGAACTGGAGTAAATTTAGTTGAAGCCAGCTATAGTATATACTACTCTAAAGGACATAGCTTAGAGGATGAATTGCAAAGTGAAGCCCGCAACCATAGAAGTGGTAGCGAGATACACGAAAAGGTAACAAGAATAGATTTAGTTTGTCCTGGTACTATGGATGAATTAATTAACGAGAGTCTTACAAATAAACAAACTACGTCAGATAGTATCTTGACGTGGGCAAAAGAACTGTGTACACAGTTTGATACAACTCACAAGAAGGAGAAGTAATATGTCAACAGATGAACTATACAAACAGTTCGAAGAAGAGAGCGAAGTCGTACCCGATCAGCTCACCGTCGCGCAGCTCGACGAAAAGATCAGAGACTATAGAACCGCAAGAGAAGAGTACGAAGCAGCTAAGAAAGTGGCCTCTGATCTTAACGCTATCGCGGAAGCCAAAGAAGCTGAGATCATGGGTATCCTAGAAAAACTAGGAAAAAAAAGCTACGAAGCTGAGGGAGTGGGAAGAGTATCTAAGGTCATGAAGACGTCTTATAAAATCCCAACAACTGGAGATGCAAAGGCAAAGCTCTTTAGCTACATCCAAGATAAATACGGGAAAGAAACTTTAGTTAAGATGTTAGGTATACACCACAACACTTTAAATTCATGGGCTAACCAAGAGATTTTATTAGTGCCAAGTATCCCTGGCCTTGAAGCACCAACAAGTATGGAATATATAATGTTCACAAAGAAGGAGAAATAATATGAGCAGAGAAGTTTACTTAATAGTAATACCCGAGGTTGCAGAAAAGGGAAAAGATAATACAGAAAGAGCTGTGTTTCTTTCCCACATTGAGTCAATCAAGATTGTAAAGGAAGGTATTATTTTAACAATGCAATCAGGAGAACAGATCGCTTCTCCATTATCGTTAGAAAATTTTATGAAGAATGACAAATCATCTATCTTAAGAAAGCTAGGTTAATATGAAAGATTTAGAAGTAAAAAAAGAATCAGCCCTTACTCCAGTGGTTGGAACGATTGAAGACTTACAAGATGTGCTTGGAAGTTTTAAAGTAGATTCAAGTGATATCCTTATCCCTAAGATCTTACTAATGCAGCCAACGTCTGATATGGTTACAGATGGCGTAGCTACGATTGGTGACTTTAGAAACTCAGTAACAAAAGAAAAGATGGGCACAATCGTTGAGCCTTTCGAGTTCGTACCATTCTATCACACAAAGACATGGGACATCCATGACCCCAACGATAACAACAAATGGCTTAGATCTGAGGAGTTCAACGCTGGTGATGAGAGCCTTGCGTGGGAGTTTAAGGAAGACGGCAGAGATCTTAAGCGTGTTAAGCGTGTAGATCTATATGGGTTTATCCCTTCTGAAGTTGAAAAGGGAAGAGACCTTCCAGTTATTCTTTCGTTTAAATCAACGAGCTACCGTGAAGTGACAAAAATTTTAACAGAGATGAAGTTAAACGCTTCTAAGAAGAAACTTCCGTGGGCTACGTACTTTAACATTGGCGGCGAGAAAATTAAGAACGAAGACAACCAGGTGTATTGCGTGATCAAAGCAAACCTTGGCGGAGAAACTCCGCTTCAATATCAAAAGCTTTGCCTAGACTGGTGGAAGAACATTAAGGGTAACGCTGTTAAAGTTAGCGTTGATAACTCTGATGTTTCTCCAGTGGAAGAAGTTAGAAAAGAAACTGCGAAAGATGTATCAGGAACAGGTAAGTACTAATGTCTGTACTTATCTTAGATTTTGAAACAGATGGGCTCGACACGAAAACGTGTCAGCCTATTGAGATCGGAGTCATGAAGACTTCTAATGATTTTAAAACTGTACACGAAAATTACGACAGTCTTATGTGGACCCCTTCACGAGAACCAATTTCTCCAGAGATTGAGAAGATCACCTCTATCACAATGGAGCAGTTACTTTCTTCGGGGAAAAATCCCACTGCCGTGTATGAGGAAATGTGTAAGTCTTTAGAAGTTGACGATGCCGTGCAGTATGTCGTTGCATATAACAGAGAGTACGACGAAGCAGTTTATAACGAAGAGTTAAAGCGTCACCACTTAGAGATGCACCCGCAGCTTGCATGGCTAAAAAACTTACCATGGCTCTGCGCTATGAGAGACGTTGAAGCTAACTACACCAAGAAGTCTTGGAAGCTCTCGCACGTGGCGGTAGATTCGGGATGCATCGTAGATGGTTCCCAGCTTCATAGAGCGATGGCGGATGTTATGTTAACTAGACAACTGCTAACAGCGGTTGGAGCTACGGCAGAACAGATGTATGAGTTTCAACAAATCCCTTGGACGTATCTTTCAGCGAAGGTTACTCCTCCGTGGGAAGACGGAGGAAAGTCTTCAGCAAAAGCTAAGTCCTTTGGATACACTTGGGAGAAGGCTCACGGCGGGGATAAAGTGTTTGCAAAAACTTGGGTCAAGAGAGTAAAGAAAACCTGGTTAGAAAAAGAACTTAATAATACAGAGTTATCTGTAAAGGAGATCGGAACATGAGAACATATATTGAAGGCGGAAAATACATTCATGCATTTTATGAAAACCAAAACATTCGCGGCGTAAAAAAACTTGCCAAAGAATTAGGTATCACGCAAACTGATGCGCGAAACCTTGCGTTAGCCAATGGTTTAGAAAGGACGTTTGGTATGGGTAAAAAGATGACTTCTAAAAAAGCTACTAAAAAAACAACTCCGAAAAAGAAGTAGTTTATGAGAGTAACAGAGAGCAACTTTCAGGAAGTAGTTGCTCTACTGTCAGCTACAGACAAGCTGGCGGTAGATTGCGAGACTAGCGGATTAGACTGGGACGACAGAGCCTTTTTAATTCAGATCGCCGACAACACTTCAGAATACATATTCCCCCAAGAATTATTTAACCTAGCAGAATTTAAAAATATTTTTAATTCAAACAAACATTGGATTCTAAAGAACGCCAAGTTTGATATGCGAATGCTTCACTGGCTTGGTATTAACTTAAACGGAGTCATCGAGGACGTAGGTATAAAAGCCCGCATCCATAAGAACGACTTCTATGGCGAAAGAGCCTACTCGCTAGACTCTTTAGCTCACAGATATTTAGGAAAGCGAAAGGATAAAACCCTCGACGCTTACTTAAAAGAAAAGAATCTTTATCGCAAGAAGGTCACTAAGACTGGCGAAGAGTACTCAGTGCCATGTTTTTACCTAGTGCCTCAAGAGATCTTAGATAGGTACGCGGGGCTTGATGCAAGGCTCACTTATGATTTATCTGTAAGATTAGATGAACTAATGGATGACACCGATAAGCGTGTACACAAAATGGAATGCATGCTTATCCCCTATGTTTTTGATATGGAGATGCGGGGTGTAAGGGTAGATCTAGACTATTGCAAGAAAGCCTGGAAGGAAGAAGAGATGCTCATGATTAGAGCGACTCAAGACTTTCTAATGAAAACAGGAGTCCCTTACTCTAACTCTAAGACAGTTCTACTTCCAGTGTTTAAAAACGCTGGCGAGAAAATGCATTATACAGAGAGCGGAAACCCATCTCTTACGGACGATGTGCTTGAGAGCTATAGCTCCCCCGCAGCTAAATGCGTGCAAAAGTATAAGTACCACGAGAAGCGTATCTCCACTTTTTATAAAAACTTTATCGACAAAGCTGATGATAACGGCTACCTTCACCCATCCCTTTGGCAAGAAGGAACTAGGACAAGAAGATTTTCTTGTAGCAATCCAAACCTTCAGCAGCTTCCTAAGAAGGAAGAAGGGTTTGAGATTAGAAAGTGTATTACCGCAGATCCTGGGCATATCTTAGTTTCCATGGACTTTAGTCAAATGGAATATAAGCTCATGATCAGTTACGCGAATGAAACCAGAGTCATCAAGCAACTAGCTGCGGGTGTAGATTTTCACCAAGCTATTGCTGACGCCGTAGGGATTGATAGAGATTCAGCGAAGACTTTGAACTTTGCCATTCTCTATGGTGCTGGTGACGATAAGATTGCGCAGATGCTTGGGATAGAAAAAGCAAAAGCCCGCATCATGCGTACTAAATACTATCTAGCTCTTCCAAGAGTTGAGAAGTTTAAGAACGACATTGAGCGCGAAGGAAAAACCAGAGGCTACGTGAAGAACTGGACAGGGTTTAAATGTAGAGCAGATGCAGATTTTGTGTACGCTCTACCAAACCATATCATTCAATCGGGATGTGCGGAAGTTGCAAAGATCGCGATGCTTAGATGCGGGTCCTTGCTTCAAGGAACGCAGTCTAGAATGATCGCAAGTATTCACGATCAGATTGTATTTAGTGTACACCCAGAAGACCTTCGCTTAGTTCCGCACTTGGAGCACGCCATGAACACGGTGTTCCCAGAGACAAATGGCGTCACCCTAAAGGTAGACGTTGAGTGGTCAAGCGGCTCGCTGGCAAAATCAGATTTAAAGAAAGGACTACCAGATGCACAACAACTTGCAGCTATTTAGAGAGCACGCTAGGGGAAGGCTCACCCTTAGCGTAAGATTTGGTGATAAAGAAATATATGACGGAGTTGCGACTCACAAGTCTTACCAGACTTTTGTGGAAGCTTTATTTGAGAAAGAACACAAGATGAGAGTAAAGCGCTTTCGCCATCGTTACGACGGAGACAGAGTTGCTGACTGGGGCCTTGTGTTTGAAATGGAAGATAGCACTATATACCCAATGGTGAAAGTCACGGGGATACTAGGCGAGAGCCTTGAGGAGTTAAGCAATGAAAAATCCTGATAAAATCAGAGGCAATCTGATGCTTACCATAAAGTGCGGTGACCACATAAAAATTGGAGAAGGCCAAGACTGCGTGGAGGTTCATTACCACGAAAGAAAAGGCAACTCCGTGACATTCAGAGTTAACGCCCCCCTGGGGCAAACCATTAAGAGGAAGCATGGCAAAGAAACCAGAGACGGCGTTCAAGGAAAAAGTTTACCCCCTGTTAAAAGCAATACCTAAGACGGTGGTTGAAAAGATTCAGCAAGTCGTGGTGCGGGGGACACCAGACTTTTTGATTTGCTGCAATGGATATCATGTGAGCATTGAGCTAAAAGTTGATGACAACGTCGCAGACCCCCTGCAATCATATAAGCTCTATAAGTACAGTAAGGCAGGGGGACGCACTTACATTATGACTCCTGCGAACTATAAACAAATTCTAAAGGAGCTAGTATGTTTGAGTGGATTAGGAAGCTTATCCCAAGTAAAAGACCCAAAGTTGATGAGAATCTTATCAGGGCCATTATTGAAGAAAAAGTCATAGACTCTCAAGTAGGGGCCGTGACTTTAGTTGGCATTCGCGGATATTTTTCTAAAGCTAACGAGAGAGCCATTTACGATGACTGCCTCGTGTGGGTTACACCAGAGGGATGCAAAGCTTTTAACGCCAACACGGACCCAGGTCGCTTTAGAAAAGATATCGCGACTCTTAGATGCGGGGTGTGGAAGTATAAAAAGGGAATGCACCCAGCAGAAGCCCCTAATTACCCTGCCTTTAGACAAGCTGCGAGCGTCGTGGTTGATAGAGACGACGGGAAAAAAGGTGACATCGGATGGTTTGGGATTAACATTCATAAGGGCGGAAAGAACACAGTTAGTTCATTAGGCTGCCAAACAATTCCGCCAGAGCAGTGGGATGAGTTTAAGAAACACGGATACCAAATGCTCACAAATTACAGACAAGACACATTTAACTATGTATTAGTAGAAAAGGATTTCATGTATGCAATTGAAAAATAATGTCGAATTCTTCGCCGCTCTTTTTTTATGCTTTATGTTTGCGTTCATTCTATCAGTTGTTATGCTCACAAGTGGCTGCAAGGTCACAAGTAGCACTGACTCTGGTAAAGTTGTTGGGGCAGAGACGCAGGCACCTGGGACCGAGCAGCCGCCTATTATGGTAGATAAGCCAGGGACTCCAGTTCTTGCCTGGGGGGATAAACCAGAGTGGACAAAGCAGGCTCTTGAGTCTGTGAGAAACTCTAAGCTTCCCACAAGCAGCTATTCAGATATGCCAGAGATGTGTCCTAAATTTAAAGACATGAACTTAGATCAAAAAGTGGAAGTGATGGCGCAATTCATGAGCGCGCTTGCGCAGGCCGAAAACTCTAAATTTGTTGTGGATAAAGAGTATAAAGAAAAATTTAAATCCTCATCCACTGGTGACTACGTTATTTCAACAGGACTTTACCAGATCTCTAAAAGCTCTACTTCAGCTAGCTCCTATGGGTGTAAGTGGTCGTCTCAGTCAGAGCTTCATGACCCTTTGAAAAACATAGCGTGCGCCGTGAAAGTTATGAACTACTGGACAAAGTCAGGAAACCTGATGGGTACACAACTAGCACAAAAGACTGGCTGCGGGGCCTACTGGGCAGTTTGTAGACCAGATAGTTCTCGTTATAAGAATATAAAAAATTACGTTAAGAATTTAAAAATCTGTAAATAAACTGGAGCATTAAATGAATTATGTTGGAATTTATCTATATTTATTAATGTTGCTTGTGTGTTTAGTTGCGGTAAAACCCTGGAAGAATGAGAAAAAGGTTTCTGAATTTCTTTTAATTCTTATCTGGCCTATTTCATTTCCAGTGATGTTAATAAAAGAACTTAAATAATGTAACACAGGTGAGTTACCTCAACTTATCGTGGACTGTCGAGAGTGAGTGGACTCGATTTAATCAAAAACAGACCGCGAAACCTGTGTTACTAACTAGTGTGATATACCTATAGACATAGAGTGCACAACATAAATTCCAATTGCAGCAAGTGCAAAAAGAACTAAAATTCCTTGTCCCACGTAAATTAAAACTTTCTTCATTGCTGTACCCCATCGCAGTTTTGTTGTTTTCTTAAATACTCTTCATAGCGCGTGTTCATATACTGCACTTGTTTCAGCGGGATAGCTACCCAGCCGTCAAGGTCCTGAATAGAGACTTTCTTTTGCAGTTTTGTTTTCTCATCAATATCTGGAACCATAATAAAGTCAGGCTCCCCGCATTTCTTTGGCGTGTAGTCGATAAACTTATACGCTCTTGCGTACTGTCTATCTGGCTTCATGTCGATAAAGTGCGGAGTAATCTTCTGCATGCTAAAGCATGAGCTAAGGTTTGCGGCCCCTATTAATAAGATTAAGCTCATCTTCCACGAGAACTTCTTCTGGAGCGTCTTGTTTTTTGTGTTCAAAATATGTCTCCCTGTTTTGTGCATCTATGGCATCATTCACCGCGATGCGGGATGCAGAGTTTAACTCTTTTAAAACGTAATCTAAAATCTTACCTAAGAAAAACTTAACAATCATCCCAGCGATTCCGCCGCCAGCGATAGTGCCAATCAGTTTTTCAGTCACCCATTTTGTAATAATCTTGGGAAGCGCTAAAGTTATAAGCTTTGCAATAACGGGAAGAATAACTTCTACTAGTTTATTCCATGCTTTCATGTGTATCCCCTAAAGCCCCCTCGTAAAGAGAGGGCCCTTTAAGTGACTAACCTACTTGACCGTCAATCTTATCGATTTGCGGAAGAATTAAAGCGTCAAGTTGATCTAGAAATGGCATCACCAAATCGTCAATCTTGTTTTCTGAAAGAGCTGCTTCTTCTTTCAAAAACTCTTTAACCGCCTTGTAAGCCTCAAGCGCCGTGGCTTCTGCACCTTCTTTTAAAATAGGTAAGCCTTTTGACTGAAACTTAACTCCTAGTTTACTTAACTCGTATGCCATATTATGTCCCCTTCTTTTTAAGATCTAAAACATCAGTTTCTAGATCGGTTAATCTCTTATCATGTGAATCTCTGATACCAGAAATTGTCGTATTAATAGCTTTAAGCTCCGTTGCTACTTTGTCAAACTGCTTTCTAAACTCTTTTCTGAACATGAAAAAAGCCATTAGAAAATAGAAAACATTCTCCGCAATCTTTGCTCCATTGGGAGAGTTTATGACTCCCATCACTAGTGAAAATATAAAATCCATTTTATGTCCCCCAACAATTAATATACTTCTGTAATTTCCCCGTATCCGTCTGCTCCGTCTCCTCCAGGTACGCCGCCGCTTCCTGCGTTACCACCAACACCCTTGGCACCAATCGTGATGCTGTAAGACGCAGATGGTGTAGGGACGATAACCCCCCTCACCCAAGAACCTGATGCACCAGAACCTGCATTATTTACGCCGCCGCCCGTGTTACCACCCGCACCTCCGCCGCCCGAGCCCGTGTTAGGGTTAGCATTATACCCGTTAGAAATTCCGTTTAAGCCACCAACGCCTGGGCCGCCTCTATCTGTAGCGCCGCCCGTTCCAGCTGCTGAACCAGTTCCGCCGCCATCAGAGCCTTTGTTAGCCTGTCCGTAAGCAGGAGCCGTGATAGTTGCTGCTTGACCAGCCCCGTGATCAAAATCTGCTAAAAGGCCGCCTCCAAGGCCTCCAAGGCATGAGATAAGAGAGCCGAATGAAGAAGTTCCTCCGTCGCCGCCCGCGGTGTAACCAGTTCCAGAGCCAGAGCCCGCACCGCCGCCAGCGTAAAGATCTACAATTAAATAAGCTGGAGGGATAAATCTAGAGAATGTAAGAGTATTATCCCCTGTTCCTCCAGTTTTTGTAAGAGTCCCTGACGCAGTAGGGTTTCCGTTTCCGCGCATCACAACTTTTGTAGAGCCTGAAACAGTTTGGTGCACCGTGAACGTGACGCCGTTATTCGTGTAGGTAGCTCCCGCTGAAGCGTTTCCTGATGAAATTACAAAGATGTTATTACGTAAGTAATTTGTTGTGCCAGTTGACGTGAAGAACTGCTTTGTCGGAATTCTTAGCGTCGCGGAAAGATCTGCTTCCACCACAGTCACTCTTGCATCTAATGCTGGGTAGAGAGCTGCTGCATCTTCCGCATCTTGAGCTGCGTCTTCAGCGGCAGCCTGAGCTGCTTCTGCAGCGATCTGTGCAGCTTCAGCGGCCTGAGCGTATTCCTCAGCGTTTTCCACATCAAAAGCTGTTGCCCCCTCAACGATACCGTCCCCCGCATCGTTAATGCGAAGGTAAGCCCCTGCCGCTCCCACCACTGTTGTTGGTAGTACGGGACTAAAGGTTGAAAGGTCATGCGTGACAGAAAATCTTACGCATCTATCAATCAGATCTTGGAGCTGCTGCACCTGCAAAACGATTCTATCTTCTGAAGATTCGATTTGCTGGGAAGTAACCGCCACCTGACTAGAAAAATCATAAATTTGAGTGAGCGGAAGCTGTACTACGATGAGTACTTTAGCCGCAGCTGCGGGGGCCGCGACGAAAACAACATTGGTTCCCGTAACGCTATAATGTGTAGGCGTTGTCTTTAAGACTCCGTCTACATATACCTTCACCTGAGAGCTTTCGGTGAAGTAAGGTGTGATTGCAAAAGTAGTGACAACTGCGTCCCCTACATAATTTACGCGCTTTACTGTGTTTGTTACTGCCATAGTTTAATACCCCAATGTTCCGTCAAGTTTTAATAAATTGCTGTCTTTGTTAATCTCTTCTGTTGCCTTCATCCACTTCTCTAAGAACTCTGGCTCCTGAAGCATCTGCGAGTTAGCCACTTTGTTGTATTTGTTCACAACTTTAGAAAGCTCGCCCACCAGTTTATTGTAAGTCCTTGGTGACATTTGTCCACCCTCAACTTCAGCCCACACTTTATCCGTTACTTCTTCCATGCTCTCTCTAAGAGTCTTCATGAACGGAGTGTTAGAGACGGGGTCTATGCCTCCCCTGTACATCTGAAAGCGCTCATATTCAGCAGGAGTTAGCTCAAGGCTTACGCCCTTTTCCGTGAAGGTCTTAGGCATATTTGCGATGATTGGCGCGTCCAGTAAATCGTTACTAGGGCCAAGCTCTTCTTTGTACTGCGCAAGAGCCTTAAGCCTTTGGACTAGTACAGAATTTGACCCCGTGCTTTCTGCAATGGGTGAGAGCATATCAGGCCCCACGCCCGCAGGGACCGTAAGAGCTTCACCAAACATGTTACGCTCAATCGGAAGGCTCTCGCTAAAGCCAGGGACTGTATTCTTAAGGCGTCTGATAAGTTTATCTGTAAAGCCATCAAGCCCCACTGCCGCAGCTTTATATGGGTCTACCTCGTTACGGATATCCCTTTGCAAAGAACCAAAGGGAACAAATCTTGAAGCGTAATCCACAAGGACTGCGTCTACTTTTGATGAATCAGAATTCGTGTATTTAGCAGCCTCGGTCCAGGCTTCAAAAAATCTACCCATCCCGTCCACCATCATCTCTGGAGTCATAAAGTCTACCACAGCTCCAGCTGCTACAGACGCAAGCGCGCCGTACTGCTGATCATCAAGATAGTTTCTCGAGGCCGCAATCACTGAGCCAAGTCTTAAGAAAGAAGACATTGGATCAAGTCTTTGCATTGAGTAATAGTTATCGCCAATCTTTAGAGAGTTTGGCTTCCAGCCTTGTCCTGCTTCCTCAAGGGCCTTTGCCACTTTCCAGTTAGTGGGCTCAGGACCTGTGACCATGCCGTCCGCTGCAAGCCACGCGGCTACTCCTAAGAATGTGGAACCAGTTGTAATCTTAGCAATAGCCATATCTGCGGCTTTTCCTCCCGCTGCAATCTCTGATCTAATCTTTGTAGATAAGAGCGCAAAGGGAGAATTTCTAAAGCCGTAGTCAATAATGTTATAGTTAGTTTTAAAAAACGGAAACACCACCCTGCCAAGCGGAGCGTTGTCGAGCAGCTCGCCAGCTTTTTCGGCAAGAGATGCGGGAGGCAGAGCTTTAGAGAAGCTTAGCTCCTGCGCGTGCGCCATCGCGCCTTCGTGCATTCTCATGGTGTTATTGTTTAAGTAATAATCTACGAGCTGCTTTTGATCTAGCCCCTTCACCGCATCTGGAACCATGGCTCCTGATTCAATGAGTTTGCTAGTTCGTGTAGCTTCGTCAACGGCCATCTCCATGATCTTAGAGCGGTAGTTCACCGTTCCAAACCAGGCATCTGCCGTGGCGTTAATCTTGACAGGAGCCCCAACAACCATGCCTACGCCATCAATGGTGCTAGCTAAAATGCCGTCCTCTACACCTAAGGCCACAGAGCTAATAGGGTTTACACGCTGAAACTCTGGCTTTAACGCCTTTTCAATTGTAGTTCCTTCTCCGCGCAAAGCTCTCCAAGAATTCTTAAAGGCCTCTCCCATTGAGAAAAACCCAGATCTTACTGAAGCATTCGCAGTTTCAAGTGTTAGTTTATCGGCAGAGTTTGTAATAGCTCCAACGCCTACTCCTACGTAATTATCTACAACGCTCTTAGTTGTCACTAAGGCATTGGCGATAAAGTTTCCGATAGGAGTCTTAGGAGAAGAGAGCATTCCGTTTAAAGCGGTAAACTCTAAAATCTCTTTTCCTTTTCTAAGTGTTGTCTGACGAGACATATCCAGTAAAGCCTGAGCTTTATTAACATCTGTAATGTCTTTCATAGCGCTAAGAGTTTTTGCGATATCGTTTAAATCTTTCTCGCCAGAGTTCTTAAGCATATCCTGAATAAATCTCTGCTTTCCTTCAGCCGTCTGAGCTTTCATAAAATCGTCTACACTCATGTCCATACTTGCTAGTAACTTATGAGCTTGTAGTGAGGCGCCTGAAGCAGAGCCTGCGCCTTTATCTAAGTTATTCATAAGCTTAAACGCGTTCAGCTTTTCTCCAAAAGCTGCAAGTCCCTCAGGAGTCTGGTTAGACATATATTTCTGCGCGCTCTCAACCATATCTTCAGAGATAGAGTGAAGCATGTACTGCGTCGCCTTCACTTCTGAGTCTGTAAGCGGGCGAGTGCCCTGTCTCCACTTTAGGAGTTCCTCTGGGTTTTGCACAATAGCTTGAGCTTCAGCAGAAAGTTCTGTGAAACTCTTAGGCGCCCTTTCTAGGTTTGTCTGAGGAAATTCTTTATAAAAATTATTTACATAATCAGCAACATTTGCGTTCTGAATGTTCGGCACGACTTCTTCCCCAACTTTGGTGGCAACTGTTACGTTATCGCCAAAGATTTGTCTGACGCCGTCGTCTAGTTTTGCTGATTCTGCTGACATCTCAGCTTCTTTAGCTGCAAGAGCTACCTCATCCATAACGGCAGGGGCTTCTTTAACAACCTTCATCTCAGCAGACAGAGCCGCTTTTTCAGTCTCAGCAACTCCTTTAGCGTACTTCGTGTATCCGTTAGATACGCGCTGCGCGCCTCTGATAAGTCCAGCAATTCCTGCACCAAATCCAAGGTTCTCTAGGGCGTTCTTGAATCTTCCCTCAAGATCTGAGTCACCTTCTTTATTAGACATAAAGTCTAAAGCATTGCCTATGACGGCAATGTTCTTAGCCTCTGGAGCTTCTTTTAAAATTAAATCTGAAAGTCTTTCCTGCTTTGGGTCTAGAGCTAAGAAGTCTACAACGGCGCCAGCAGAAAGCGCGGCTTTAATACCAACACCATAACCCATTGTAGCTACAATCGGGATGGCGTTCTTTGTAACCATTCGCGAAGTTCTTGTAATAATCGAATCATCTGGGGAGCCAAGTTTCTCGGCCCACTGAACTTTAGAGTCGTCAGAGACTAAGTCACCTGAGCCAACTCCAAGTTTACTAGAGGCAAAGTTTTCCATAGCGTCAAACACAGTGATTGCGCCATTTACGATATTCTGTGCGTTATCTATAATTCCTTTTCCAACACCCTGACCAACCTGCGAGAGAACGCCTTTACCCTGCTCAGCTTGCTCTGCTGACGACATACTTCCTTGCATAGTCTCTGGAACTGTTTGAATGGTGACTTTCTTAGGTTCTTCTCCAGGAACGTCTACCCCGATTGAACGGGCGTAGTTTTTAAACTCCTCCATAGATAAGTCTGGTTCTTTTGAATAATCTTTTTCAAATTTCTTAATCCCGTTACTCATTAGTTCCCTCTGGCTCCGCCGCCATCTTTCTTAGTGGTTGGGGTTGTTACAGGTGCCGCAGTAAATGGCTTAACTTTAATTAAAGATTTTTTCTGATCTTCTAATTCTCTAAGTTTTTTCTGCGTCTCTTTCCTAGTTTCCTTTGTAGAGTTCCCGCCTCTAGCAAGTTCCTCTGAAACCAGTTTGCTCTTAGCTTCATCAATACCTTTAGGAGTGTCAAGACCCATGAAGTTTGTACCCTTCACCCTTGGAATCACCGTTTTATAAGTTCCCTCATAAATGGAAGCCGCAAGTGAGTAAGGGTCCGCATCTGGGTTTTTCGCCAGTGCTTTGTAATAAATATCTTTAGCCCTTGCGACCTGGGCCGCCAGTTGCCTTTTTTGGAAAGAAGAAAGTGGGTCATTGATAGATTCTTTTTCAATAGACTCTAATAGCTCAATACCATTTCTTTCTTTATCACGTCTTCCTGGCTCATTATCTCTTTCGCGCATATTCTTAAGGCGTCCAATGATATCATTGTACTTCTCTGGAGATACACGCTGCTCTTTTAAATCGACCCACATTTTCTTAGTTAAATCGTCGTAGTTTCTTTTACCAAAAGCTTCGGTTAAAATAATAGACTCATACACTTCATCAGCTTCCTTTTGAAATGTTTTATTTCCCATAAGGGAATCCGCAAGCTGACGAGTCATAAGACCAGCAGCAACTTTTTCATCCATAGATTTCTGAATGATCTCACGCTTCACCATATTGTTTCCAGCTTGTTTAAGCTGACTGAAATAATCATTCTGAAGTATTTTCTCTCTTTGCTTTACAAACTCTTCGTTCTTCTTTTCTCGAAGGTTTACCTGCTGAGTTTCTCTAGACGCTGCCTTCCAGTCTGAGTCGTCGATAGACTCAAGCATCTTAGACTTTTCTTCTGGAGAAAAATTTTGTCCGTATTTTTCAAGAGTAATCTTAGCGTCTGTATATGCCCCTCTTGCCTTCTGTCCTTCAATGGCTTCATTCACCATTCTTCTTCTAACTTCAAACACTTCCTTAGCTTTCTGGGCCTCGGTGTAGTTAGGATTTTCCATAACAGTAATTTCTGCTAGAGCAATTGTATCCTCTAATTCCTCGGGGATGTTCCTAGCAATGCCAGCAAAATCTCCAAGGACTTTATTTTTAAGAGCCTTGTTATTTTCAGCTCTCTTTTCAACTTCGACTCCAAGAAGCTTAATACTTGTATCCGCAAGAAGGTCTCCCGCCTGCGCGGTAAACATCATCTTTTGTCTGTCATTCTCAAGAAGGTCCATCATTTCTTTTTTATCTTCATCAAAAATCTTTTGATATTCCTGCACTTGCTTAACGCCAGTAACATCGTTCTCAATAGGTGCGGCTGCTACTCTCTCAGCTTCGCGGTTTAGCGCCTTAAGTCTCATCTGACCAAAAACTTCAGCCACTTTCAATCTATCTCTCTCATCCTTCTGACGCTTTCCCAACTTATCGAGCACATCTCCAAGAGCAAACATTCCTCTACCAAGTCCTGCTACAGCTTCACCCTGAAGACGGGCATCACCCGTTCCCGCAATGGGGACTGGGTTGCTTGCGTTTAGTTTTTGTGATTCTTCTACATATGGAATAATTGGCATGTGTACCCCTATCCGTCACTATACTTAGCGATATTAGTTAACAAAGTTCCGCCCGCTTGAACTGCATTATATCCCGCACTTGAAAGGGTGCTTGCTGTTTCCTGAGCCTGTCCTCCTCTAAGAAATGCAAGTTTTGCATCAAGTCTTCCCTTTTTCTGAATAGCTGCAACTTCTGATAATTTATTCGCAAGAGTCTGTGAGAGCGTGTTTACAATAGAACCTGAACCTACATCCGCTCCGCCGCCAGCGGCAACTGACACCTGTCTGCCAAACTGGGCGTTGTAGTTTCTCTCTGTAATATCCATTTCACGAAGCATTGCTGAGTAAGCAAACTCACTCTGCTCTCTATACATCTCAGCATTACGAAGCTCCGCCTGAGCCTGCATAATATTAGAGGCATACTGTCCAGCCACCTGGAGCACTGTACCTGCAATCATGAGTCCCGCTGCTACTGCCATTACGAAAGTCTCCTATATAATACACTATCAGTCTTATCAGAGTTGTACATTTTTAGAACTGACTCTTGTTCAAATCCAAGAAATTCAGCCCAACGAAACCCTGTCTCAAAATCTGCTCTGATAATAATTTCCATTCTGTGTATATTATTATCTATAATGTGAAAGTCCACAACTCTTCTTACGGCTTTTGATAGCTCCAAATAATTATCTTTAATGTTTTTTGTAGTAAGTGCCCATCCTTGGCACACACCGATGTCGATCATAGTAAAACCCATAATCGCCAAGATATCACCTTCCTTGGTAGAAAACGTAAATCTGTTAGGGCATCCCATGATGCCTCTATAAAGCATGTCATCGTCGTTGGTTTTATAACAATCATTTTTATTCTGAACCGCTATTAAAGCGTCAACAGAACTTGTTGCTGTAATACTAATCATAGTTAGTCCCGTAACAAGATACCGATAAAATGTTCATCGGAAAAGGCTTGCTTGTTTTAATTTGAACCCTGTAGGCCCTGCTATATCCATTAGGGAATTTCATGTTAACTGTTCCCGTAAAAAGTTCAGGCTCATTGAGAATAGTGTTTGGTCCGCCCCTGTTTAGATCTTGAAGCTCAATCGGATGAAACTCATTCGTCTCAGGATTCCCGTATGTACAAATTCCAGAGTTCCAGAATTTAATGCTTACCTCGTCAACTCTCTTGGTCCTACCTAACGAAGAACCAATCTGAGAACCAGCTTCAACGAGATTCGGTTCAATGATTGTTTCATAAGGAAGTCCTACGATAACGTCATCTCTTGAAATTCCCTCTAAAACTGTTGCGGGAACTGTTAGAACACCAGAGGTGTTAATACTAAAAGTGCCAGCATAAAAACCACTAAAAAATACATCAACATCTTCACCTGCTAAATAAGTAAATCCGCCAAACTCTGTCGCGTCTCCTGCAAACACACCGATGCTTTGTGACCATGAATCTAAGTAATACGGAAAATTAATCCCGCTCTCTGAATCAATCGCGTTTCCTTCGTAAATCGGTATAAGTCTCTCTAAATATTTCTGAGTGACTCCGTTAATTTCTCTAACCGCTATCATCCAAAGTTGATCTGTAGTTCCAGAAAACTGCGGAGCAGTACAAATGGCGCTAATGAATGCATCTCCACCTATTACAAACGGTGTCCAAGCATTAAGCCCATAGTCTCTATCTAGAGCGCACGACAAAATCTGTCCGATATCAGTCCTTGCAAACAAAATAGAAGTACCAATCTCTGCTGAGCACATCTCATCAATCTTTCCTGTGTATCCAACTAAGTGGTCAGATGTGAACGATAAATCGTTAGACTTATACTGACTCTCATCAAATGAGAAAATTACATCTCTGAGCTTCTTTCCTCCGCGTTGTACGAAGGTAAGAAAGTTGTTGACACGAACAGGCTGCACAAACTCAGCGCCAAAAGAAGTAGAAGACTCAAAGTTAAAATCATTAGGTCCGAGTGCTCCTTGTTGTCCATAAGCTACAATCTCCGTTCGGTTAGTGTTAATCACCAAAGTCTTCGCGGCAGAAAGTCCCACAATAACAGAGGCTTCCTTAGAGCTAGGAGTAAGAGTAAAAGGTCTAGAGTTATCATCTGAAAAACCCGTATACAAAGGGTCCTGGTACAGCGGAATTTCGTTCATATCAAACGCATTACCAATTCTTGAAGCAAAAACCTTACTAGGATACCTAGACGTTCCCCCGTAATACATTCTACCTTGGTGCCCCGTTACTGTCTTAGGCCATCCAAACTCTCCCCCCCAAGAAGAAAGCTGGTAAGCACTTCCCGTGGTTGAGCCAAAATTAATAGAGCCAGAAGTCCCTGGAATGGGTTCTACAACAATTCCTGTAGCAATGCTTGAAGAAGTGATGCCGTTAATTTTCACAGCTCCCGTGCTACCAGAGCCAGATAATTTAATATAATAAGGAATCATGTTCGTTAGCTGAAGCTGCGAAGCTGCAAATGGTGCAACTCCAGTTGCTGTTAAAGTAACTGAGCCGCCTGCGGTAAGTGTACCCGTAACTACGATGTATCCCGCAGAGTTTACTGCCTCTTCATTTTCGTAAGGAACAGTTTTAAACGGAACATTTGTGACAAGGTCTTCCGTAATGCACTTTAGATAGAAGGTGCTTCCTTCTTTATAAAATACACGCGGAGGTCCTTGCTTAGAAACGATAAATAAATAATCCCCGTTCTGGGAATACTGCATTTCTTCATTTAAAATAGATGCATCGTAATCCGCATAAGCGCTAACAGTAATTGGAGATACTCCTCCAGTTGTTGAGTTTACAACAAACCATTTTGCCACAGAAGGCAGTCCCTTCATAGTTACTAGTACATATGAAGTTGTCTCAAAAGAAGGAGTGTAGGGAAACATCTTGTGATTTGTTCCCTCGTTTATATATTCCTGATACTCTTCGCCAAGGTTGATATACTGTGTACCCGCTCTGCGAAAAGCTCCGCCCTGTACCTGACAGATAGCGTTCTTAAGACTTCTAGAAGACTTAGGATACTGCTCCACATCTGTTCGAGCAGACATTTTTGGGGACCATTCCCCACTTGTAAAAGTATTAATCGGTAAATTAAAACGCATTAGTACCTCGAGTTAAGCCAGTTGTCTGCGTAAACCCTATTGCCAAACTGTTCTTGAGCAGAGTAACTTCTCGCCTCTCTTAGTAATCGCTGATACTCGTCAGCAAGAACCTGACGAAGCTGTACACTTTGAACTAAAGAAAAAGATAAATTGTGAGCAAGAGCCGCTGCCAAAACTTCAGAGAAGAAAGGGTCAAACACTCCAGGGTCTTCAATTTTTTTAATATATTTAATGTTGCACGACTCTTTATTCGTTAAAAGCTTAGTGCCCTCAACCGTCCAGTCGTAGCTTTGTTGAAATTCCATTTCGACTACACGAAGGCAGTCCCCTGGAAGCTGGTATTGAAAGTCAAATCCATACGCAGGAGTAGAATCTAGCCTTGCTAGTTCAGTTCTCTCCATAGAAAAACGCCAAGGATGCGACCTAAGTAGCATGTCCCTGACTTTAGAGTACTGCTCCCTACAAAGTTGACCTTCTGTAGAATTGTCATCGAGGCTGCTAATTCTAGCAGCCCCGAGACGTGTAAGAGCACTATTGCAGATCGCAACTTCGCTCGCCGACATATGTCACCTACACGATAGTGTAGAGTACGTAGCCAGAGATTAAGCCCGACGCTGTAGTTGCTTCAGTTGCTTGGAACTGAAGATCTACTGCCGCTGCAAACTCACGATTTGGGTAGTAAGTATTAGCACTTGCCGCTGCGTTGAAATCAACTGCCGCTGCAATGCCAGTACGAGAACCCGCTTCACCAGAGTCGTTAGGGTCAATAGATACTGAAGAAGACCATCCGATGTCTAAGTCACCCGCTGAACCTAAGTCCGCAGCAGTGTATCTAAACATAAGTAACTTCGCACCTTTCGGTAAGCGAACTAACTTGATGATATCGTCAATCGCTACGATAGTCGGAGTTGTGATCGAGAAAGCTGCGTGTAGCACTTTTCCCGAAATATCTCCTGGAGCAATCTTGTTGCTCGGTACATCAACGTAAGCGTCTGTGTATTGATCACTATATACTGTAGCCATATTCTAAACCTCCAAATAAGGAACCCTAATTAGGATTCCTTACAAATTACTTCGACCACTTTTTCTTCTTCCATACGAGTCGCGCCGATAGACATACGAGCGTACACTTGCATAGCGTAACCCTTGTCGTCTCTCTCGCTCATCTTCGTAGTGAAGTCTTCGCCCGTAGATAGTAACAAACCATCTTGCGCCCATGCAAAACATGAACGGAAGTTTGCTCCCGCTACACTCGAACCCGAACCAACTTCACCAGTTGTAGTCGATGCAGAGATCGTTCTACCCGCTGTTGTTGGTAATCTGTTGATCTCATGAAATTTGATTCCCATGAATGTATCAACTTCACCTTGTACTAACGCCTTTATCGAGTTGTAGTCGTTAGACCCAACTTCAGTTTGCGCTAGTAAAGATTCGATTTGATATGAGCCCACTGCCATGTGGATTGGAAGAGACTTATCTACGTTCGCTAAGCCAAACTTTCTCTTAATCGCACGTAATGTAAGTACGTTTAAGTTAGTGAAAGCTGAACCGCTATTAGCTGCGTATTTTTGAAGATTTGGATGCGCAACAACTTCGCTACCATCTTCAGCACCGTAAGCACTGCCGATTGAAGCTGCGATGATCACGTCATCTTTACTTCTACCAAAAGCCCAAGCTGCTGCTAAAGCATACTCCGAAGTAGGGTCGTTTAGCATTCTGATCTTATCTTGATCATCAACTAAATCTGCCCATTCGTAGTCGTCCATAGTTACACGTCTACGTGAGTGAGGTGTATCTAACTGCGGAGTTTCCGCATGACGGCCAGTTCTCTTAATCGCTGTTACTTGACCGATACGGTCAAAGTATTGTGACTTTCCTTTTTGTGTCTCGTTACGAACATTGGGTGCTAAGATAGAACCCTTCTGCTGTGACAAGTGTTGTACGTTCGCATTATACTGCTGTACAAACGCAGTTGTAATTTGTGATGACATTTTGTGTCCCCCTAATAAGTTTTGATAATATCGTGGTGCAAATCTTGTTGGATTATCCCTTACTAGGGGTCCGTGTTCATCGTAGCTTGAACTAGCATGAAGGGGCCTAAGAACAGGTTATCCCTGCCCCAAGGTTCTAATGAATCGTGGGGCCTGTCAATATTCTTTTTTAATATTTCTTTACACTGGACTAGGGTGTTTCATCTCAAACCACGCAGTCATTTCGGCCACTGCGGCCTTGTGACCTGGGTGCTGTTTATTATGGTATGGATGTTTCATGTCTCCCATAACGGCAGCAATTGCTTTACCCGCTTCGGCAGGGGTAAGCTGACCGCTCACTGAACTTCCGCCTAATACTTCTTTGTCTTCTTTATAAACCTCTGAACCAATTTTAGCTAAGAGCTTCACGATGCGGACATCGTTATTAAGACCTGTGTCCTGTAAATATTTCACAATTTCTTTATCAGCAAACGTAGATAAAACCTTTTCAGCCTTTGCTAACTGAGTCTGAAATCCTTTTCCCCACTCTTCCTTAAGCCCCTGAAGTTCTTTATCCTGCTGATCTTTTCTCTCAGTTACAAATTTCTCTTCAGCTTTAGCATTGTACTCTTGAAACCAGTCTGCAAGTTTCTGGGCCTGCTTTGGAAGCACTCCAGCTTTTAGGGCATTTTCTTTAAACTGTCCCGTAAACTCTTTATCAATGGTAGCTGACTCTTTAAATTTTACTTCGTATTTGTCTACACTCTCAGGAAGTCCAAGCTGCTTAAACACATCTTTCCAGTCGTCCTCAGTTGCGTGCTGGCTTGGAATAGCAATTTTATTTGCTCCGATTAATTTAGAAGCGTTGACATATCCTCGGGCCAAGGCAGAAATGTCTGCGAACTTCTTGATATTGGCATCTTCCTGTAGCTCACTAGGCAGCTGAGATCGCCAATCTGTAGGGGCACTCCCTGCGGGGGCGCCACCAGCATTAGGATTTGCAGGGGGTTCTTTGCCACCTGCTCCCGCATTAGGATTTGGGTCCCCTTGGGGAGGAGGATTTGAGCCCCCGCCCGCGTTAGGAGTAAGTAAGTTTGCTGTTCCTCCACCTGCGTCCCCTCCCGCGTCTGGCTTACGTAACATTCCTCCTAAATTATTCCATTTCTTTATTAGCATGTTCAATCCTTTCTTTTAAAGCTGTGATATCCACATTAAGTATTGTTAAAATTCTCAAGACTGCGTTACGCTCGCCTTCCTTAATGAGCATGTCCTTCACATTTCCCTTATACATCGGCGCCATCATTCCGTGATTGGCCATCATATCCTCAAGGACCAGTTTCCCCTCTGGTCCAGAAAATACTTTCTTATACGCATTATACTTTACAACGGTCTTCTTAGCGACCTTCTTATCGCGCTCATCCATTGGTGCCTTCTTTCTTATACGGTTTGTACTTGAGAGATCTTACTCATGGTATCCACCACTTGTCCAGACTCAGCCACTTGCTGAGCTTGCGCAGCAGCCTGAGCTGCGGCGGCTTGTGCTTCTGCACGCTGGGTTCTCATAGCGTCTCTTTGCTTAACGTCACGTAAAATCTCTTGCGGTAAACCAAACACATTTGCAAGAACCTTCACAGCGTTATCTCCGCTAAAGTTATCTGCGACCGATGGGTCAAGCTGAATAAACGGAGCTGCGGCCTGAATAGTTCTTTGGATGTTCTGCGCTTCGGATACACGCTGAGACTTAGCGATAAGAGAAGAGTATCTAACCTTAAGCGTAACATTTCTAAGAGCTTCTGGTGCCTGAGGTAGTAACTTTCTCTCTTGACAAATCCTAAACACAATGTCGATCATCGGTGCTAAGTATTCGTTCTGCATGCGTCCTAATACTGGACCTAGTAAACGTGTAGACTCTTCGGTTCTTTGCAAAACTTCAGTTGCCGTCATCATAGGTCCGCCTTGTTGCAGCTTTAACTGATCAACAAAGTACGCATCTCTGATGCGCTTTCGTCTATCTTCCATGGCCTGGTAGCCAAAATCCATTCTAGTGTCGTTAAAAATAGGCTTTATTAATTCCTGCGTTCCAGCTCTGTAGTAGTTAATGCCTCCAGGTTTTGTCACAATCGGCATAATGAACCCATCGTCTGGCATCTGAATTGGTGGGTCTACAAGCTTCTGCGCTCCGATAAGCATCGTCTCGTTCATCTTGTTGAGCACCTTAATTTCAGGGAGCGCGGTCATTCCAGGAGATCTTCCGTAGGTCTCGCCCGCGGCCTTTGCCCATCTTGGTACAACATACGGAAAGTCCGTGTACTCCCCGTTCCTTAACTCATGATCGCAGTCTGGTAAAATATACTGAGAGTAAAACTTCTTACCAATTTTTCCTGGCTTATCTCCGCCTAAATATTTCGGGTACACCGCGTGCATGACAAGAACTTCTGTATCCTTGCCAGCTTTGTAATCCTTTAAATATTTCTCAGGCAAAGCCTTTTCGCCAAACTCTGCCACAATCTCTGCAACTTTCCACTTCCACTCGCGGTAAATCTCCGCAACTCTTCCGTGTCTATCTTCGCAGATGTAATAATCCTTAATAAATTTCGTAGAGAATCTAACCACATCGTCTTCATCTTCCTCGATGTACTGACAAGCCGTCCCTATAGATGGTAGATCTATATACAGCTCTGCCACTTCTGTCTGAAAGTTAGAGTTGTTTAACACATTATGAACTACACGCATGGCCTGCTGTAGATACTTTCTCACTTCATCATTACTATCAAGCTCAAGGTTACCAGTTGTGTACTCATGCCAGTACACGTCTGGGTTTGTAAGCACGGAATGCAGCATACCAGCTAGGAGTTCATTACAATGCATGGCCGTGTTATCTAAAAGCTGAAACGTGCGCTTTTGTCCTTGAGACTTCTCATTAGTGATCGTGTTTTTACGAGGGTTCATGTAGTCAGCAACTTCTTGCCAGTGTGAGTCCCACACCTGCCGAGACCCCTTAAGCTTTGCCACTTTATCTTTTATTTGCTTAACCGTCAGCCTAGGCATTTCTAACCCCCGTTAATAGGTTACCCGTTCCAGAACCGCTTCCGATTAACAGCTGCTGGGCTCCAGGTTGTCTGGCTCTGGTATTTGCCCCTTGCTCAAGACGCATAGCAATCTTTCTAAGTTTCTCGTCTTCTTTCATCTGAATCTCTTGCGTCTGGAGTAAGACCTTCTCATCGGCTGCCTTGTCTGCGTCTTCACGCTGCTTTCTCTCTAGCGCCGTCTCACCGCCGCCAGGGAGAAGTCCTCCAAGGTTGTTCAAATTCCCCGACCCGATCTGGTACATCGCGCTCGATAAGCGCTTACCAACATCCTTTTCAATGTCTTTACCAATCTTTGCAACATTATCTCTAATGCCGTCTGTAATATTCTGAAACGTAGGTACGTTAATTTTAGGCGCGCTCATAGATGTGTCCTCCAAGTTGTTTTGTCTACACGACAGAGAAATCTTTGTCGCTGTATCGCGGATACTTTCTTATGTCCTCAGGTGTAGCCGCGTCTTCCCTGAGCCCTACTGCTAGCATTCTGAATCCGTCCGCCCCATGCGACGCCCAGTCATGCGAGGGTCTTGCCTGGAATACTTTATTCTTAGAGTCCCATTTCCTTTGGTAACTCCTAAGAGCAGCAAGTCCTCTCTTACATTGTTCACCATCAAACCAGCACCTTGCAAGTAGTAATCTGGCGGCGTTAATCCCGTCCTCTAAGCCAAGTTTTGGCACCACTCTGATGTTCTTTAGCCCCATCTTCTTTAAACTCTCAAGCCTTGATTTACCAGTGGTAAGTTCTCTCACAGCCACATCGTGCGGGAGCAAATGCTCCTGATAGTTGTACGGCTTTTGCGAGAGCATCTTCACATAGTAGTCAAGCCCCGCGTTGCTGGACTCTTCATAGTCTATAAGCCTAACTTCTTTTCCATGCACCTGCGCAAACCATATTACTGTGCTATCGTCTAGCCCTAAGTCCCAGGCCGTGATAACTGGAAGTGCTGGGTCATACGGAACTGTCGTAATTCTTCCCTTAGTCTCCAGTTGCTCTATTTCCTTCCCGTAGTAGGCCCCGATGAGCGCGGCTGCGAACGAGCACTCAAACTCTTGCATGTACTCAGCTTCAGTCATACTGGCTCTAGCTGCTTCCAGCTCTGATAAAGGGATAATCCCCGTCTCTGAGGCCTTAAACATACAGGTAAACCAGTCGGGATTATTCCTTGCCTCGTTCCATAAATCGTA